GGGTGCGGGTGGCCTCCTCATCCAATATGGGAGTGTCCTGACGGAGTACCTGGCCTTGGATGATATTACAAACCAACTCCACTATGAGTTGCTCTAATCCGGCGGGGTAAGTGCCATCAAAACTCCTGTTCAGGTAACTCTCCACCCACTCCACAGTAGCCGCCACATAGGTATCTACAAGGGCCTCGAATTGTATATCTGTTAGGTTAAGGTCATCCTCCGGTGTGTTCACTCCACAAATACTTAATACGGTGGCTGCTATTGTCATGGGCTTATAATCTCCTTTATAAATTTAGTAATCTTAAAAAAAAATAGAAAAGAGGGGAAGTAATTATTCCCCTTTAGGTGGTGTCTGGTTTACCAACCACGACCTTAGTCTCATCCTCGTATTCACAATCACCCCGGAGAGAGAGGATGAATTTATACATCTGATGTTCAATATCCTTATCAGTCTCCACGGTAATCCCACGTTTAAGTCCATGGACAAAGTTATTAGGAGCACCAAGGAACAAAACCTCCTTAGATATATTCGCAGCAAAAGTGGCATTGTTAACCGGATAATCCAATGAGGCCACTGGCTTAATTGGCACACCCTCAAAGTAGAGAGTGGATGCACCAGCCACTGCTTCATCACCCATAGCGGTATCCCGGCCCTTCAAAGCCCTTCTGTATTCACTTTCCCGGCTGTACGGGACATAAAACACGGCCTGTGACAAGTACTGTGGGTCAAGGGCATCATACATAGTCTCGAAGACAGTCTCCACATCAGTAGCTGTGAAGTCCCCACTGGTGAGGATCTGGTCACTGTCTGCCTCGTGTGCCCATCCATCTATCTTAGTATACCCTGATGGTACGTTCGCACCAGCCGATAGGCTCTGGTCTCCGAATATGAAAATCCTCTCTAATGAACGGCCAGCAGCCTTAGCAAATAATGAGATAATAGTAGACTCCAGGGACCCCTGTTCAATGTTATCCTCCAGGGCCTCATAGGTCATCTGGGTTTTAGCCATTAACTTCTGGGCATCAAGTTCATTCAATGTGAAGGTGGGGTCCTGGCCGGTTAGGGTGATTAAACCGGTGGATGCGTTTCGGCTTCCGTCTTCAAGGTCTAACTCGAAGTTGATCCGGTCAATGTCTTTCTTATCACTTTTCATCCCAATATATCGAGAGCCGTCTAGCATGACGGTGGCGGCTTGTAATTCCTGGACGAACTGGGCTTCCTTCTCCACTTGTAATACGCTGGTGTTGAGGGATCCGGAGACGGTGTCCACGAATTTGATGATCCTGTTTTGTTTTATAGCTTCCGCTAATTGTTGGTTAATATCCATAAAAATATTCCTCCAAATAGATAGGTTTAAATAAATAGAAATTCTAAATTAAATATCAATTAGGATTAATGTGTTGCATCAGCAGTAACACGAATATAATCACCTGCCGTGGCACTATACACAACCTCAGCAGTTTTACCATTCGCAACTGCAATACCAGTTCCACCACTCTTCTTGATGGTGATAGCCTGTCCCGAAGCGTTTCGGACTATGTATCGGCGGGCTTCAGCGGGTGCTATGATGTTCGCTCCGGCATCGGCGTTGGTACAGATAAGGGTGGCTGATAGTTTTTCAGTAGCGGAGAGTGTCCAGTCGGCATGGCCGGCACTGTAATCGTGGGCGGTTTCAGCATTCACAATGGCCCCGGTGACATTACCAGTCACATCCCCGGTTACGTTCCCGGTTACTCCTCCAGTTAAATCCCCGGTAACATTACCAGTCACATCCCCGGTGACGTTCCCAGTTAGTGCCCCTGCAAATCCTCCAGCGGCGGTGACTAATCCATTACTATCAATGGTTAAAACTTCCACAGCCCCACTATCCAGGACTATGACTTTCCGTGCACCTGATGCGTCGGTGAGTGCTATTTTAACATCCTTACCGGTTACTCCTTGGAGTAATAGGTGAGTGGCGGCATCAGGGGTGATGGTGTTAATATTTGCACTTTCGTATTGTAAGTTTCCAAGTAGTTCAAGTTTTTTTGCTAATCCCATAATAATCACAAATCCTATTCTTTTTTTATATTTTGTTCCCGAAGCTGTCCCGGCCTATTTGCTCATTAAATGATTTCTTAATCACAGGGGGTTGATCTTGTGGTAGGGCTTTGGTGATGGGTTCTGAAGGTTCCGGTTCCGGTTCATCCTCAACGGTTTCGGTTTCCTCTTCCACCACTTCTTCTTCAGCCTCTTCCGCTTCGGCTTCGTCTTCAACGGTTTCCACTGGCTTAATCTCTTTCAAGATTTTATCCAGGGCCTCATCGAGTTCATCTTTGGTTATAAATACAGGCTCATCCTCTGGAATGGCTTCGGCTTCCTCTTTTTTTATTAGGAAGTCAAAAACCTTCTCAAGGAGGGTGTCACGGGTTTTATCTTCACTCATAAATTCATCCTCCAAATTCTGTTTATTCTTTTTTATAAAGTCATCAGGGCCGAAAACCTTAAAGACCATCTCTGGATAAAAAGGAACATCCACAATACTGATGGCCAGGCTAAACCAAGCCCCCTCTTCAACGTCACTGAACATCCCTTTGACTATGGGACGTTTCAAGTCTTCATATTGTTTCTCTGGAAAAGCACCAACCGATAAGCCGGTGAGTTCTCCGTCATTGACAGCTTTAATAATTGTTTCGTCACTGATGCGGGCTGTTATGAACCACGTCCCCGCCGGGTAATCATTATCGTTGAATCTGGTTATCTCCGGGGCGATGTAGCTTTCCACGATGTCCGCCTGTTTCCGGAAGCTGTGTTGAACATCAATTATTGAATAGCCTGGTAGGAACTGGTAAGCTGCCTTCTGGATTTCCTCAGCGGTTAGTGGCCGGTCTTGTGGTTGTCCTGGCCACCCAGTGGCACCAGGGCTGAGTACGGGTCCTTTGATAAATAATTCAGTCATAGTCATCTGTTACCTCATCTGATTCGTCTTTAGTGTTTAACCCCCAATCCGGGACCATATCACAACCACAATTAATAACCTCCTCAGCATCCCCATCCGGGTCACCAGGATACATCAACCCATTACTAAAAGGCTCATCCACAGGGACGACTTCACCATCCATATCCTCATGCCATTCACGGGGGGGGCCTATGGGGACGTTGCCATGTATCCATCGTTTATATGGTGCGTTGCCCTGTAGAAGGGCCTCGTGTTTGCTTTGTTGGTATACGCTGTGGGTTTCAGTCTTCGATATACGGCGGAGTTCGTTGTTGGTCATGTCCGTGAATTCCTTCCGTAGCTCTTTATCGTGTTTATCCAGTGATCGGCCTTCACGTATGCCTTCCTCGATCCGTTGGAGTACATCACCATGTAATCGGTTGAGGGTGGTTTCGGATGCTTGGAAGGTTCGGTCTTCCATTATGGATTCGATTCGTTTCCAGTTGAAGGTCTCCGTTGTTAAATCAATCTTAGGATTGTTGATGATGCTTTGTGCCCCTGCACTGGCTATCTGTTCCATGTGGCTACTGTACAATGCTTTTACGGTGTCATCTATCCCCCGGTACGTGTACTGTTCCGGGTCCATAACCTGGTTAACAAGTTTATTAGCGACCTTGTTTAATCGGGTGTTAAGTCGGTTTTGCATAGCCACCAGTTGAGGGTTACGGGCTTTTAGGATAGCCAAGTCATCTATGCATCCCTTTAGGATTAATGATGCCTCAGCTACCCGGGCCTGGGTTTTGGTTATCATGATTGGATTAACCTTAAAGCCTCTGTTACTCGGCCCTCAATACTCTTAGCCACCGCGGACAACTCCTCATCCAAGGGTGCTTGCTCCAACAAAGTAAGGGGTTGGCCGTTCATGTAGAACTCATCCAATTCGGGGTTATAATCAATAATCATTGTATCATCGATGTCCATGACCAAGTTGAAGATATCCCCAAACTGCTCCCTGAGTTCAGCGGGTTTCATAGCCCCATTACGTATTAACTCTAAGGCTACTTCGAGTTCGCCTTTAACATCCCGTGTGTCAAGTCCCCGGTACCTTAACCGGTAACTCTTAATCCCCATCAAATCCTCCACTACCTGGGTGTTAATGAGTTGTTCTACCTTCCTCTGGAGTGGCCTGATAGTTTTCTCCTGGTACTGGCGGTTACGCTCCACATCAACACTACCCGCAAGGGGACCATTGATACTTATACCAATCCGTGAAGGTGGTACTTCATGGGCGGCGAGTATCTCATCCCGGTTACTACTCCTGAACTGTTCAAAGCTGGCCTCCTCTGATTCATCACTTATCTTGGTGACTTCGATGTTGATCCGGTTCTCCGGATCCGTGGTGGGGATGGTGAAGACAATAGCCGTGCCGGGTTTGTTCTGGAGGTCAAGTATCTGCTCCTCCAACGCTTCGCTGAAGGTTAAGCCGGTTTCCTCGTCTTCTCCTTCCTCGAAGTTACCAGTCACTGTGATCAAGTAATTGGGGACTCCATTCGTGATGAAACGGTTGTTATTAAATTCTCTTAAATATTCATCACTTAATATCGTTAATAATGCTGATAGGTACTCTGGCTCACCATAATAATCACTATCAGGACTGGTATCCCCAATCCATAACACAGTAGTAGCCCGGTCATCACCCTCCAACACCATGCTCTCTGGAGTGGCCCTATCTGGATTTATATCCTTATACCATACCCCGGTTTTACTATT